TAATAGTAGGGTATGACGGGACCGGCATATACTATTACTTAATTGTTCGGGCTCTCAAAGCCAAGGTATGTATCAGGAAGATTATCGACACCAAGCGCGCTTGGGGCTGGACTGTTAACTCCACCACCACCTAACAGATCAACCAATACAGCATTGCTTTCATAAGATCCATAAACTCCAGTATCTGGATTTCCAACAGTTGGTTTTGTACCGTTGTATGTTTTATATCCGGAAAGCGGTGCATTTGTATTAGCACCATAGTTGTATACGTTGTTTCTTGTGTAGTTGTCAATATTCTGACCGTATTGTTTAGTTTCAATAACTCTCACGTCAGCACCCGGTGTTCCAGCGTTGAGAGGTACAAGACCATCGGCTTTATTATCATAAACTTGGTCACTGAGATTTTCTCGAGGAGAATAAGGCTCGAAGTCGTAATCATAACGCTTACCTCTTATTGTCCATATATAGTGGCCCATCATTTGATTGGTTGTTTCAGAACCACTTTGATCGACACGCTCAGTTATTTCAAATATTTGTCCTGATCTTCCATTAGGACGAGTTGAACCAAACTCTATTAACTCTATAAGATCCCCTGCTTTAGGTTCCCATGTATATTGTGTTGTTACACCGCTTAAGGATGGATTAGAAGATAAAACACTTGTAAACGTCTTTATAGATATTATTGCTGTAACGTCAGCATTACCCTGAATACCGAACTTACTTAATATAACACTATCATTATTAACTGTTACTGCCATCACTATAGGTACGGGCGGTAAGAATCCGGCTAATGGTTGTTCACCATAGAAAAAGTCTTGTCCAGAAAGTGTATTTGCATTAATATAATAGTTAACTATTTGCCCGTATTGTTTTATTTGTTCATCCCAGTAGTTTTGGTATAGCTGGATTTGACTGGTATTATTTGCTACGTCTAAATAGCGTATAGGGCCGATTGCACATTCATAACCTCCAGGTACGTTTGTACCCACTGGATATCCTGTACCTGGTGCAATATATGGACCGGTATCATAACAATACTGAGCTATTGACATAAAAATATTTACAAAAGTAATAGATTTAATTGCTAATATACTAAATAATATTATAATGAGCAAAATAAAGAACTTATCCGACTTAGGTGATCTATACAGCCAACTCAGTGAAGTTGCTGCTAAACAACCTATTATCGAGTCGGGCAATAAACAACCGGACATCCTTAATACAGATACGTCCATGTACCTTTCTGAATCTACAGAGGGTAAGATGGTAAAGCCAGGCAGCGCGCTTGGTGGTGGTCCTGGTGTTAAAGAAGAAGGTGGCTCACAAGTAACTCCTCCTTGGCCAAAGAGCGGTCCAAAAGCTGCTGGTGGTTTCAAGAAGAATGAAGCTAAAGATAAACAAGATGCAGTTGAAGAAACCGAAATGGAAAAAGAAGAAATGAAAGCTGCAGAAAAGAATGAAGAGAAAGAAAAAATAGAAGAGAACGTAGATTCTGCTTCTAGAACTCCTAAATATAATAAACAAACTTTTACTATGCCAAAATCAAAATTCCAAAAATTGTACGAGGACGCAATCAATGCTGGTCCTTTCCAAAATGTAAATGAAGAAGAAGAAGCAATGACTCCAGTAGAGCCAGCAGCTGATGCAGGCGCTGAAGAAATCGGTGCTGAACCTGAAGTAGGCGGCGAAGAAGAGTGCTGCACTCATGAAGAAGCAATCGAGATGGTTGAAAAACTTCTACAGTTCCTCAAAAAGGACACAGCTTATGATAAAGCTCATGGTGATTTAGGCGACGAAGATCAAGCTTTCACACATGGTGGCGAAGAGGAAGAAGAATCTCCAATCGCTGAAGATGTTGAAGCAGAAGATATGGGACATGCATTAGTTAATGCAAAGTCTGAAGAACTTAAAGACGGTCACAAGATTCATAAAGTTGGTTCCTTGAAACAAAAAGGAAAAGCTGGTTTCGAAGGTGGTCCTAAAGGTCAAGACGGTGCAGTAGCAAAAGCTCCTGAATCTTCACACCTTAAAGACGGTCACAAGCTTCACACAGCTGGCGACTTAAAGGTTGACAAAGGTCAGAGCAACGCTTTCGAGCAATAATATTTCTGGCATAGACACTTCAAAGCCCTTAGCAATAAGGGCTTTTTTTATGGGCTGTAGAAACGAGTGCCTATCATACCAGCAGCTGGACTACCATGAGGCAATCTCCAGCCCTGAGCAAACAAATCATCTAAATCACTATTACCAGTGCTCTTTGGATTAGAAAATATAACAGGGGTATGTGGTGTAATATTGTTATTATCATCCTTACTGCCCGGACGTCTATACATTTCAGATGGTTTTGGGAAGCTTACTACAAATGGGTCCCAGTTATTAGGTAACATCTTTAACGGTTTACCATTAGCATCTTGCTGGGTTACTTCATAAAACTGTTCTACTACTTTAGGCTCTAATATAAACATTGCCCATATAAGAGCTTCTACCCTATCATCTAGGTACTTGTCTGATTGTTTCTTCCATACGCCGTTATCTTGACGTATATATGTTTTAAACTCCTCTATAGTTGGTTTGTCATATATTTTAAGGCATCTTAACACGTTCATCCAGTATCTAAAGTTAGACATGGAGTTAAACTTACTATTAGTATGAGCATACACACCTAAACGGTTATCCTTCTCTATTTTTTCAGTGAATGTACCCATACTTGGAGTGTACTTTACTATATTAGGATACTGATGGGTATTAACTAAAGCATCTATAACTGATGCACCGCAGTTATTACGTTCTATTAGTAATGGAGGATTACCCCATTGACCGGCTATTTCAAATAACTTCCCAGCAAAGTTAAATGGGTCTAGTTTATTGTTAGCATATGTAGCGACTTGTTCTATGTTAGTTAAATCTGTTACATCCACTATTTGTATAACTGAGTTAGCTCTACCAATACCCTCTCCGACGTCAACCCCTATACTATAGAAATGTCCATCAATATGATCCTTGTATATTTTAAATGTACCGTCATCATCTACAAGAATAGGTTCGGGTGCATTGGTTATTAGCTCATCTAGCTGATCCTTATCAAATAAGTTTTCACCAGCCGCTCTAAACTCATTACCATACTCTTGGTTAAAAGCCTCCACTGAACCTAATGCTCTAGCAGTCATTTCTTTCCATGCTTCATCTCTACCAGGCACCTCCCACCAGTCTACTCTCTCGCTGTGCCAACCGTTTTTTCCGGCTACAGCATCTGTATATGTATTAAAAAATAAGTTGCCCACACCATTAGGTGTTGATAGCATAAAGATTTTTGACTTTTTAGAAGACGAAATAACAGGAAATACTGATTCCCAGAAATCGTCCATAAACTCAGGCGGAATAAATGCAGCTTCGTCAATGAGTAGACAGTTAATGGACTCACCTCTGGCAGCATCAGACGTTGTAGTGCTAATACCAATAGAGCTACCATTAGCTAGTACTAAACCTGTTTTAGCGTACTCTATTACGCCAGGCTTCATATAGTTTGGTAACATTTCATATGCTAACCTAATACGTTTAAAAATGTTAATGGCTGTTGTTTCTTTATTTGCAATTAACAGCACACGAAAGTCATCATGAAAACAAACCATCCATAATGCAAATATGGTTAAGATAGTTGTTTTACCAATCTGTCTAGAAGCTAAAACTACATTAAATCTGTTCTCTACCAGTGCTTTTAATATACGCTTTTGATACGGATAAAGCTTAATCGGTTGTTTACCTTCATCTAGATTAACAATGTAAAAGAAACGAGCAAAATGTAATATAGACTTGCGTGCACGTTCCAAGTCTTCCACCATTTCTGGTGTCCATTCAAAGTTGGTTTCCGGAACAGGTAAGTTCTTATTACCTAAGTAAAATGATACCTGATCTTTTTTAGCTTTTGCCATTGCTTATACTTACTATGGATATTTCAAAATATACGTATAAGTCTCTATGATGAATAATCTAACTCTTACTGACAACAAGTTTAACGTAGATAACTACTGGTCAAAACCGTTAAAAGCGTTTGTAGATTTTCCTACAGCGGGTGGGCAGTTGATTTACCCTGGGCCTGAACTTTTAGAGTTATTTGATCAAGAAGGATATGTTATGACTGATTTAGAAGTTTCTTTTGCAGAAGAGTCTAAAGTGGTATTAGATGAACACTATAAGACACAAAAATGCATTAGAAAGCCTTGGTTTAAACAAAAAGAGCTAGTGTATGAAGGTGCTAACCTTAATCATAGTTTGTTATTTGAAAGAAAAGGTTTTTCGGGTGCAGCTTTAGAACAGTTACTACCTTGGGCTCAATGGAATACTCAAATATATAAACTTATTAAGTTAAAACCAAAATGGGGTATCGATTTTTCTATAGATTATACAGATAAAGAAGGTAACTGTATAGAAGTTATGCATTATGAGCATGATGAGTTTAATTTTGATAAAATTAATGAAAGAAAAGCATTATTAGAACCTTTGTTTTTAAATACAGATTGGAATGACTTTGCTAAGCAAATACTGAAACGAAAAGATGAATGGATCAACTTAGATTTATTTGCACAGGGCGATTGGAAATGTGCATATATAGGTATTCCGACAGATAGCCAGAAAATGATATCCTGGGTGGATTAAAGTTTCAAATAGACTGGTATTATGTAAATATTTGCATACATGTTACCGGCTGCTAATAAACTAACTTTTGAATACCATGATAAGCTTAACCCAAAAATATGGGAGCATGGTAAGCTTAGACCTGAAGTAAAGGAAAAGCTATTAGAAGTTGCAGAAGCGTTTTTAGAGTTTATTGAAATAGATGTAGATGTTGAAGATATACTGTTTACAGGTTCTTTAGCTAACTACAACTACACACCTTATAGTGATATTGATCTACACATATTAACAGATTATAATGATTATGATGTAGACACGAATCTACTTAAAGACTATTTTAAAGCTAAAAAAACGGTTTGGAATAGCTCACATACTATAAAGATTAAGGGCTACGACGTTGAAGCATATGTACAAGATAAAAATGAAAAACATTATGCTACTGGTATATACTCTATAAAGAATGATAGCTGGTTGGTAGCACCAAGTAAAGTTAAACCTATCAATAAAGAAGAGGTAGCTGCTAAAGTAGCTGCAATGCGTGCTACTATTGAACATGCTTTAAGTAATGATTGTGATTTAGAGTGTGCAGAAACAGCTAAAGAAAAGATACTAAAGACTCGGGCAGCTGGTTTAGAGAGAGCTGGTGAGTTCTCAGTGGAAAACCTAGCATTTAAAGAGTTAAGACGCGCCGGGGATATAGACAGACTTATAAAGGGAGTGTTAGCTAAAAAAGATAGCGAGCTATCCTTAAAACATGAAACGTTTAAGATGTTTACCAATATGTTCGGTATAGAAAAGGGTGGAAAAGGTAGTAGAGGTCGTAGAGATCAAGGTATGACAGCCGGTGCTTCAAAGTTAACTAAAACCGACACTAAAAACGTTAACATCGTAGCAGCTGTACATAGAGAGATGGAAACTCCTTTTCACGAGATTGAAAACTTAAAGAAAAAAGAAAGAGGTAAAACATATCTCACGCCTCAAATAGCTAGCAGTATTGCACGTTGGTATAATATGAACTTTGAAAAGGTATTAACTGAACCACGCGGTTTAAGTACTTCAGGTATTGTACTTGGTTATGATCCTTCGATAAAAAAATACTATCTACATAAAGGTAAAAAATAATGAGTGATCAAATTACACAACAGGCAGTTCTTAATAAAAGTAGAAAAGATAAATTTAGGTTAATATTAGATTTACCTGATGCTCTTAAAGGTATTAACGTTACTGATCAAAGCGCTCGAGATAACGAAAACGTTATTCTTAGCTCATTACAATACTCAGTTTATGGTACTATTGTACCGGTCACTACTATAAACCCAACGGTTTTACCATTTGCTGGTCAGAATTTAAGCTTAACTACAGGGGCAAGAGATAAATATGAAAATATAACAGTAAGTTTTACAGTTGATAATGGTTTTAACAACTGGTGGGTATTATGGAAATGGTTGGATTATATAAACAGCGCGACAACTAGCTTATTAGATCCAGATAACTTAACAGCTTTACCTTCAAAACCAGAACTATACTCAGGTACTGCAAACCTACAGCCTTATCAAACTAACATTACTGTTTACGGTTTAGATGAATACAATAATAACAAAATCCGTTTTAGTTATAGTAAAGCGTTTATTACTAATCTGACGGGAATAACTTATAACTACAGAGACGCGGACCAAATGGAAGCTTCTTTCACGTTCTCGTTCAGCCAGTTTACCTCAGAATTACTTTAATTTCATAGGGTTTCCTTTCAAAGAAAGCCTAAATAATAGTAAATACTATTATGGCTACTTTACGTCAAATACAATCCCCTGGAGTACAAATTAACGAAGTCGATCTTTCGCAAACATCTACTGCACCAAACGGAACGAGCGTGTTTATGGTAGGGTATGCAGCGCAAGGTCCAGCGTCGGAAGTCGTAAGCCTTACAACTAATCAAGACTTTCAAAATATTTTCGGTTCCCCTGTAACTCCAGCAGAACGTTATCTTTATTATTCCGTACAACAAATTTTTAATGCAGGTACAAACGCTCAAGTAAGCGTTGTTCGTTTACCTTACGGTTCAGGTTTAGGTAATGGTTATAACTCAAATGTATATAGCGCTTTAGTATACCCAGTAATTCCAACAAATTACGCTCCAATCCCATTAAGTTCTTCTCCAGCTGTAGCGCTTGCTTCAGCAGCTGGTGCTATTAATGCTGCTATAGTAGGTTCTACGACTTATTTAGCGTCAGCTGTATCTTATTTCTTTGGCGCGCCAACGCTTATTGAACTTTCACAACAAGATTATATCTCTTTAAAACAAAACGGTGTTAACTGGAACCCTCAGGGTGGTGGTACCGCCCCTACTATTACAGGTTTAACTAGCTTATCTAGTACCGGTATTGGTATGATTGTTATTAATGAAGCTCAAACAACAATCAATGAAAAGTTCGAAGGTTATTACCTCAACTTAGCAGACAACACAAATATTAACCCTAATACGAATTTTACAAGCGTACAAAACTTGTACAGTGTTTCGTTAGATAAAGGCTTGGGTGTTGCAGCTTCATATGTAACAGTACCAACTACTCGTTTATCATTTGAACTGAGCGCAGCTTACACTGACCAAACCGGTAGCGTTTCTCAAACTATTGAAAACATTCCATCATATGATATCTCAACGTTCGGTTTAGGTGGTTTTAGCGATCTAGGTATTTTATCGTTGTTTAAAATTAAAACATCTCCTTTCGGAACAAATGCTTTAGCGCTTAACTACACGCTTCAAGAAGGTTACGCAGCTTCGTTCTACTCAAACCGTACGATTCAGGATGTAAATGGCGGAGCTCCTGTAAACGATTTCATGCAAAACGTTGTAAACGATGCATCAACTCAAATTTCAGTATTAGTTAATCCTTATATTTCAAACAACACGTATTGGTTAGATGTAAATGGTAACGCTACTAAGTGCGCTAGAGTTTTAACAACAACTTTAGGTAACTACATTACTACTAACTTCGGAAATTTAGAAGGTTACGCTCCTGCAGATGCATTATTCCCATTAGGTGTATATGCTCCTTCATTAAATGTAACGACTAATAAACAAATCGGAGATGTTGCAGGTAAATTACAGACAGCAATAAATATTATATCAAATAAAGATTTATATAATATTGATGTTATTTGTGATGCTGGTCTTTCAACGATTGCTGCTTATTCTCCAAGTGCAATAAGCAATACCGGTACATACGACGATACACTATTTAACACTGCAATAAGCAACTCAATAAGCGGTTTAACAGTATCAAATGGTACTTATCAACCAGACCCGGTTGTACAGTATTGGTCTGGAATAACAAATCAGTTTATTCAACTTGCTGGTAGTATTCGTAAGGATTGTATCTTTATATCTGACCCACTACGTGGTATATTTGTACAAGGTACAAACTTTAAGACTCTAAACAATAAGAGTCTTAACTTCTCGTCTAACATTTACTGGCCATTAAATAACCTTTATACGCCAATTAATACAAGTTATGCAGCTGCTTATGCAAACTGGGTATCAATAATCGATCAGTTTACAAATAACCCAGTCTGGATGCCATTCTCAGCATACGCTGCAGCAGCTTATACAAATAACGATGCAGTAGCTTATCCTTGGGGTGCACCTGCTGGTTTAACACGTGGTGCTATTACAGGTGTAACAGACATTGCGATTAACCCACAACAAAGCCAACGCGATCTGCTTTATAAAGCATCTATTAACCCTGTAGTAAACTTCCCAAATGAAGGTGTTTCTATATACGGTCAAAAGACGTTATTAGCAGTACCAAGTGCATTTGATCGTATTAACGTACGTCGTTTATTCTTATTCTTAGAAAAATCAGTATTAAATACTTCAAAGTATTTCGTATTTGAACCAAACACAACGTTTACACAAAACCGTTTAGTAAGCACTATTAAGCCAGTGTTTGAACTAGCTAAGAATACTCAAGGCATTTACGACTACTTAATCGTATGTAACTCAACTAACAATACACCAAGTGTTGTTGATGATAACTCGCTTGTTGTA